TAGCAGAACCATCAAACGAGGCACTGCCTGTTACATCACCAGAAAGCTGAATGGTACGAGATGTGGCTAGTTTAGTGGCAGTACCAGCATTACCTGTCACGTTACCAGTGACGTTACCTGTTACGTTACCAATAATAGCTGCTGTGACTTGGTTGAATGTAACATTAGCTGTAGTTCCTACATCCTGCCCAATAGCAAATGTAGTGCCTGTAAGAGTAAGCCCTGTACCAGCGGAATAGATAGATGTTTCTGCTACTTCTGAGAAAACAATGTTAGTAGTCCCAAACGTAATCGTGCCTGACGTAGTCATGACATCTAAGTGACCCGCGTTAGTGTCACCTTCCTTGATGAAGAATGCGTCACCTTCTCCGAGGGCATCTGGATCAGAAGGGCCGTAGCTATCTGCATCTGTCGCTCTCGTAAGAACCCAGTTTGTACTAGCAGAACCGATGTTTGTTACAGTGTATACACCGTTATGTGCTTGATTAGTCTGGTTAGCTATCAGTACACGATCAGCGGCAACCATAGTAACATTGTCGAGGACAAGCGCAGCCTGCGTTCCTGAATTTGTTAGGGTGGCACCAACACCGGAAGTCCCGTTGTCATAAGTTGCCGTGAGGTTACTAGGATGCTCTACACGCACAGGTGCATGATAGTGGATACCTGCCGCAGCAATCGTGTCTACATACTCTTTTGTTGCGGCCCCAAGTGCAACAGTAGGATCACCATTAAGGATAAGATTACCCGTCATGGTTCCGCCAGACTTCATCAATGCACCAGCAGCAGCTACGTTAATAGCGTCTGTTACATCCGCATTCTGTTCTACTGTATCTAGTTTTGAACCGTCTGTTGCAACATCACGTCCATCAACAGTACCTGTAACTGTAATGTTAGCAAAGTCTACATCATCACCTGCAAGTGCAGCATGTGCAGCAGGGTATGTCATAAACACATCTTTAGAACCTGCAGAGAAGTTCTCAGCAGATGTACCATTAGAGCCAGCTAAGACAGTAGTACGGGTAAGAGTGTTACCTGTGTTCCATGTACCTAGTCCTACTTCCCACTCATCAACACCGGAGGAGGTATGCACAATAGCGTAGTAAGTAGTGTCACCATTAGTCATGTAGGACTGGAAAGTGTCAAAGGTAGCAAGAGAACCACTAAGAGTAATAGCTCCTGTACCTGTAGAGGTTGTACCTTCTTTGACACGATCTTTGATGATAAACGCCATTGTGCAATAACCTTATAGTTAGTTTAGCTGATACGAATTACAGCGTTAGAAGCGTCTGCTGTTGGGAATACAACAGTGAAGTCACCGCTAGTAGAAGTAACAGTAGTACCAAAGTCAAATACTGCAATAGCAGCGTTTCCTTGAGATGAGTTATAAATGATTGCACCGTCAGCTGATATAGTAAGGTTAGCAAAAACTTCATCTGCGAAGTCAACAATAGCCGTGCTACCTGTTAGTGTGATTACAGCAGAATCTAGTTCTTGACCGCCTGCTGAATAGTTAGTACCTACTGCCTCATCCGATCCGCTTGTAATGTCAGAGTAGTTCGTAGTAGCGGCACCATATGTACCAGTAGGAGAAGCTTTGATAAGAGCCACTTTGAGTGTATCTGTATCCAGATCGTGAACACCCCCAAGAAGCTCTTGCTTGAAGCTGTTGCACATTGCAGTTGTGATAGCCATCTTGTGATGTCCCTTTTATATGTGAAGAAAGCACAAAGGGGCCAGCACGAAGCCAGCCCCAGTGTTATGCCTATTAGGCAGCGTTGTAACGTGCTGTGATAAGTGCCTCGGGGCGCAGGATCTTGCGTCCGTAAAGGTGCATACCACGTACAATGTCAGCAAAGCTGTCTGGGTCACGGTAGTTCTCAACTTTGTTGATCTGCTCAGCAGAAGCAACAGCATCGTCCTGACCAGCTACGATAACACCGTAGTTAGTATCCTGTGCATTTGTACCTGAAGTACCAGCACCTGTACCAGAAGCAGGCAAAGAGTTAGACACATAAACACGGAAGCCGTGAATGTTGTTCAACACCAAACCGTTTTGCAGGCCAGCACCGCCGAAGTCACCATTCAACATGCGTGAATCTTCGTCTTTGAGCATCTCTACAAACACTGGGTCAAGAACCACCCAACGTCCACGTGCGTCTACGTTCTGTGTATCCATCTTACGAGCCATACGAGCTAAGACAGACAGTGGTGACACTGTTGAAGAAGACAATGCAGTTGCACCTGGCAAACGTGGAGCGAGTGGGATTGAGTCACCCGCTGTATAGTTTACCGGTGAAGCCTGACTGTCTGCAGTACCCAATGAACCAAAGTCAGTTGCGCTCAAGTGGTTTGCTGTGAGCAATTCACCAGTCAAGTTACCTGCTGTTGGGTGCTGTGCATCACCAGAAGTACCTGTGATGTAAGCGCCTGCAGATGTGTGACCTGAGAGATAAGACAGTACGTCTGCGTCCATAGCGTCAGCCATCTTATAGGCAGCACGATCAGCAGCCAAAGATGTGAAGTCTACGTTTGCAAACTGCTCTTCAATGTCATCCATTTTGAAAGCAAAGTAGTTAGCTTTGTCAATGGTGAGCGAGAAGTCAGAGTCATCAAGCTTCTCTACTGAGATACCTGTGTGACGCTGCAGAGCGTTGACGGTTACGTCTGGCTCTTTCTGGATGCGAACTGTGTCGCCTTGGTTTGCAATCTCACCAAAGTAAGAGTTGTTAGTGATTGCGTTAGTTACAGCTGCACGGCGAAGTGCAATCTGTGCTTGTTTGGAGTAGATAATCGGGGAGAAGTTCCCGTTAAACCCACCGCTTGCGGAAGTAATAGCCATAGTAATTTCTCCTTATAGATATGGCGTGAGAGATATACACTACATATCCACTAAAGAGGCTCGTCTTAGTAGGGTAGTCAGCTATGCTCTAAGGATGGCCGTCCGTTGAGCGCTGGGCCTATAATCTGAGGTAGTTCTTTGATGTGGCTTTAGTGCTTAGTGAAAAGCATGTACAGGCAGTTTATGCCTGACACTGTACATGCCTATAGTTTTATCTATGATTGAATAAGTGTCAAGTTATTTCTTAGACATATCATAAATAAACTTACCAGAGCGCTGAGCTTCAAAGATCTCATCATTGCGCTTCTCGTATTCTTTAAGGCTCATCTTAGCTACTTGTGATTCACTGAGATACCTTGAGGAGTCATCTGCATCCAATGCAGTACGACCTTTAGCTTTAACTGAGGATGCAGCCGCTTTGTCTGAGTTAGAGCTACTCTTAGTCTTGATACCTTTATCTGACTTGTAGAGATCAATAACACGTGCTACAGACTTAGCGTCTTCACTGTTCTCGTATAGTGCATCCTGTACAACTTTAGGCTGCTTCTCTGCCCATGTATGAAACGCATCATCAGCACGAATCTCTTGGAAGTCAGGGTGTAAAGATAGTAACTCAGCTTCAGCCTTTTCTCGTTTAGCAGATGCACGTAAAGATTCAATCTCTTTCAAGCGCCCATCAAGATCAGCAGAGCGTTCATTAGCTTTCTTATCTGCAATAGCCTCTACGATACCTGCAACGTCTGGGTACTTCTTAGCCCATGCTTCTACTTCGTCTTCTGACTTAGGTAGTACAAGTTCATTCTTTGTAGCTGCATCAAGTTGTGACTTAAGCTTATCAAGCTATGATTGAAACTCTTTCTCTTTTTCTTGAGTGTGTCGCCGTAGATCACCGTAACGCTTCTTGAAGTTCTTCTCTTCTGCACTTAGATCTTCATCTTGTGCTTCAGCTTGTGATTCTTCTTCTTGTTGGGTACTACTCTCTGCCTGAACTGTGCGCTCGACAGGCTCTGAGCTACGGGATTCCTCTTCAGCAGTTTCTTCTTCTGTTTCATCTGTCTGAATCCCTGCTTGTTTAAGCAGAGCTTTTAGTTCCTCTTCATCCCGTTGTACACGAGATATGTTACGATTATGGGATGCTGAGTCCGTCTGGATTGCTTCTGCCATTTTCTTTCCTTTTGTATGGGGCCAGCATTATTGCCGGGTAGCCTTATAGTTATTTGGTAGTCTTAGTAGTTACTTCTTCTTCATCAAGCCGCCCTTAGAGAAACCACCACCCCGTGTTACTTTAGAAGCGTATGTTTCCTTGCCTGCAGATGTAGTTCTACCACCTGGTGTTGATGGACCTATGCCTTGTGCTGCCTCTGATTTAGCAACAGATGCAGATGCCCTTTCACGGGATGCAGACTGAGCAGCTTTCATCATAGAAGTATGGGAGTCATTGTCATTACTGCCACCACCACTTTGTTTAGGCTTAGGTGTAGGTGTAGGAGCAACTACGTCATTACCTTTGCTATTTGCAATACCTGGCTTAAGAACCTTACCTGTTTTAGTATCAACGAGTACACCGTTTACATACTCCATACCGTCATCTGGTGTTAGTAGATTTGCTAATCCCTCAGTGAAGCTATTACGTGCTTTTCCGTCTTCATCAAGACCACTCAAGCGGTTATGAATAGATACCCACTTTTCACGCTCTGCACCTCTTATGTTGGGGTCTTCTAGTCTAGCAGTAGTACCCTCAAGCATCTTTTTGTTTTGATGACGCTTAGCAACAGCCATAAAGCCAGCTACAATAGGACCGCCTAATACTGTGGCTAGTCCAGAGAAGCCCTTAGCTAACATGCTATTGCTTTGCTCCATTGTTTTTTCATACTGTTCAATACCTACGTCAGGGCTAGTCCAATCAATAGACTCACGTTTTTGAGCTTCACGCATCATATCTTCATGAGCAGTATTGTTATTGTCATCTGGTGCAGTTACTACACCCAGTCCTTTAGGTACGGCAGGTGCAGCAGGGGTAGTAGGTGCAGCTGCCTTAGCTGTATAACCTGCTGGAATAACAGACTGTGCTACACCATTAATAAACTGAATATACGTTATCTCTCCGTTAGGCCCAACGTACTCTCTCATCTCAATACCACTAAGATTATATGCTGGCATAGGTACGCCAGATGTGTCGCTAGTAATACCTGTAGCGGTTGTCATATCCGTTACAGCTGCAGGGAGTGTTAAACCGCCATCAGCATAACCACGCATATAACCACCCATGTTCATCATAGGTTGCTCTTCTGTTTCATCATCTACAATCTGTAGCTCTGAGATGTCAAAGGGAAGCTCGTCTTCAGCCATCTCCATACCGATAGGCTCACCACCGATGCGTCCATTAGCTTCCATATCAGCAAAGCCTCGCTTGGCTTCATTACGGATGTCCTCAAAGAACTTAACGCCAAAGAAACGTACAACATCAGCAGGTACAACATACTCACCCTCACTTAGCTGAGCGGAGATGTCATCACGTACTTC